TTGAATATAAAGGATCTCTTGATAGATTATTTCAAGATGATATAAATAAGTTTATTGAATATAACATTCGAGACGTTGAAATTATTGTTGAACTAGAGAAAGCACTTAAGTTTATCGAATTAACAGTTACAATTGCTCACTTATGTCATACAACTTATGAATCAATTTATTACTCTACAGTATTAAATGATGGAGCTATTTTAACATACCTAAAACGTAAAGGTATTGTTTCACCTAATAAACCTACTACATATAATCCGGCTCTTAAGGAAATTAAGGAAGAATATGCTGGTGGTTATTTGAAAGATCCTGTACCTGGTTTATATGAATGGGTTATTGATCTCGATTTTACTTCGTTGTATCCGTCGATTATTCGATCGCTCAATATGGGTATTGAAACGTTGGTAGGACGCGTTGTAAACCGAGATAAATTCGATAATCAATGGTCTTTACGTGAATTAAAGGCAATGGATCCTAATAAAATGATCGAAATTGAAAAGGTTAAAAAGGATAGATCATTAGTTCGTTCTGAAGTTAGAGTCCAAGATATTATTAATCTTATTGAAGAAGGAGACTTATTAATCTCAGCACCAGGAGTAATATTCCGTAAAGATAAATCAAGTGTTGTTTGTGAAATTCTAGCTGACTGGTTTGCTAAACGTCAAGAGTATAAAAAATTGATGAAAAAGGCATACAAGGAAGATAATGATCCCGTTATGGGAGAATTTTATAATAAACGTCAACACGCCTATAAGATTAAATTAAATGACGTTTATGGTGTATTTGCTATTAATGGTTGGCGATATACAGATGGTCATAAATTTATCTCAAAAGCAATTACTTTAACAGGTCAAAGACTTACTCAAGAATCTATTAAGTTTGTAAACAAATGGATGAATGAAGAGTTAGGAACTAAAGACATAGATTATATTGTTACCTCAGATACTGATTCACTTTTTATTCAAGTTAAGGATTTAATTCTACAACGTGATCCTGAATTAGCAAGTGGTACACAAGATGAAATTGTAAAAGCAGTACTTAAAGTTGCTACTGAAATTCAAAAGTTGGCAAACGATAATCTTCATCAATTAGTTCAAGAATTATTTAATGTTAAATACCCTGATGAACCTCATTATTTTGAATTAAAACAAGAAGTTGTGCTTGATAGAGGTTATTTTGCTGGTAAACGTAGATATGCAATGCATATTGTAAATAAGGAAGGTGTACCAACAGATGAACTAGATATGAAAGGTCTTGATTTGATGAAATCAAACTTTCCACCATTGTTTAGAAAATTTGGTGAACATATTTTAAATGAGATTATGTTTGGTACTTCTAAAGCTAGTATTGATAAACAAGTACTTGAATTTAGAGAATCACTTAGAACAGTTGGTTGGGAACAGATTCTAAAACCTACTGGACTTAAGAAAATGAAAGAATATCTTGCAGCCCCTCCAGGTGCTGGAGAAATATTTAGTAAATTAGGTTTAAAATGTCCTATTAATACTAAAGCTGCAATTTATTACAACGATTTACTTCGATTTAAGAAATTAGATAAAACTTATCCAACTTTCCAAATTGGAGATAAAATGTACATTGGATACCTGAAAGAAAATCCGTATCGTATCGACGTAATTGGATTTAATGGATATAATGATCCCCCAGAAATTATGGAATTTATTGAAAAATATATTGATAGAGATGGATTATTTGATTCAGTAATGAAAAACAAACTAGAAGGTATTTACCAAGATCTTAAATGGGGTATGCCTGTATTTAATAAAAAAATAAACAAATTCTTTACATTCGAATAATATGATTAACAAACTAGATCTAACCAGCGTTATTTCAAAATACTACCTTAATGGAATGGTAGAAGCAGTTAAATGGGATATCCAAGATGAAACTATGGTTATTAAATTTAATGCACCTACAAAAGAAATGATTGGTAGAGTTGAATATAAAGGTATGCCCCTTGAAGATTCAACAATTGCTATTAGTAACACTACTCAATTAAATAAACTAATTGCTATTACAAATGGTTATTTGGATTTGAGTTATACTAAAATAAACAAATTTATTACTAAACTTATCATAGCAGATAATCAGTTTACACTTAACTATGCTTTAGCGGATACAATGATTATTCCTAAAGCTGGAGAAGTAACCGGTGAAATGTCTTGGAATATTGAAGCTCCGCTTGATAATGAAAGTATTAATGCTATTGTAAAAGCTAAATCTGCATTAGCAGAAAGTGAAACCGTAGTTATTAAACCTCATGAAAACGCAGATGGAGAATTTCAAATTGAAATGCAATTTGGAGGTAACGTAGAACATGCTAATAAAGTATCATTCTACATTCCAGGAGCTGAATCAACTGATTTACCGGATGATTTTAAAGAACATTATAATTCAAACATGATTAAAGAAATTATGTATTGTAATAAAGATATGGCTCGAGGTACTATTAGTATCAATTTAGAAGGTATTATGAAACTTGAATTTGAAAACGATTCTTTAAAAAGTACTTACTACGTTGTGTCGAAAGAAATCTAGTCATATATGTATATAAGACAAAACCATGACTTTAGGGAGCAAGTTTTGTTAATGTTTAACCCGCTGATCCTAGGACAGCACAAATTTAAAATGATATGAGTACATTATTTAGAGAGAATTATTTCTCACCATTTGATTTATTATTCAAAGACTTCTTTAAGTCTGAACTAGATTTCCAACCGGCTATCCAAGCCAAATTATCCCACCCAGTAGACATTTTCGAAAACTCAGAAGGACTTCACTTTGAAGTTGCCTGTACGGGTCTTTCTAAGGAAGATGTTGAACTTCATATTGAAGGAGATTTACTCGTTATTCGATATGATAAAAATAATCAAAAACCAGAAGATAAAGAAAGCCATAACTATATCCAAAGAGGTATTGCTAGACGTTCTTTTAGTTTAGGTTATAAGATTGCTTCTAAATTCAATCTTTCTAAAGCTGAAGCATCTATGGAAAATGGATTATTAAGTATTGATATTCCATTTGCCGAAGAATCAAAACCAAAATCCCTTAAAATTAAGTAATTAAAAGCTCCCTAAAGCTTGGTTTTTTCAAGAATATTTCGTATATTCACGTTATAAAATATAAAATATGAGTTATACTATTATCAAAGACCCGGTTCTCGAACCATTTTACCTATCAAAAGATCAATACTGTTATACAGTATATGAAAATGTAACTCCTGATCCTGCTAATTTGGAAAAAGGTAGTAAAGGTAAGGATTATCAAAAAGCATTAGGTTATTATACAAAGCTTTCCCATGCTTTGAATGCCATTGCTAAATCAAAATTAGATCATAAAGCCGAATATAACTCAATTAAAGAGTATATTCAAGAATGGGAAAAAAATAAACTAGCAGTAGAAAATCTATTAGAATCATTAGGACTATGAAATTAGAAGCACTTTACAATGCCGTTATCGTAAAACCGATCGAAGCGGAAGAAACCACTTATGGTGGAATTATCGTCCCTGACTTAGGGAGTGAAAAAAACAAACTAGCAGAAGTAATTGCTGTTGGTGAAGGTTATTATTCAGTTACTGGAACTTTTATTACTACTATTCTTAAAGTTGGAGATGTTGTTATTCTACCAACAATGGGATTCAGTAAAGTAGAATTTGAAGGTGAAGAGTATTGGATTGGCCCTGAAAATCAAGTATTAGGAAAAGTAAATAAAACAGAAAATGAGTAAAATTATTGAATTTGGACCAGATGCACGTAAGAAATTGTCTGCGGGTATCGATAAGTTAGCAGATGCAGTTACTTCAACCCTAGGTCCTAACGGACGTAATGTTGTTATTGCAAACGGAGGTATTCCTCAAAGTACAAAAGATGGTGTAACAGTAGCAAAATCTATTACACTAGAAGATCCAATTGAAGAACTAGGTGTTCAGTTGGTAAAACAAGCAGCTATTAAAACAGCAGATAATGTTGGTGATGGTACTACAACTTCAACGTTGTTGGCTCAAGAAATCGTGTCTCAAGGTCTTAAAGAATTGAGTAATGATAGAAATGCAGTTCAGCTAAAAAGAGAAATTGATACTGCTGTTAAACAAGTATTAGATACTCTTCGCACTGAAATTAAAGAAGATGTATCTAGTGAAGATCAACTTAAACAAATTGCTACCATTTCAGCAAATAATGATCCCGAAGTAGGTGAATTAATTGCTACAGCAATGCAGAAAGTAGGTCGTGAAGGAGTTGTGTTTATCGAAGAATCAAAAAACGGTGAAACATATCTTGAAACAGTAGAAGGTATGCAATTTGATCGTGGTTACAAATCACCTTACTTTGTTACTGATAATAACAGTATGAGTACAAGTATTCAAGATACTTTGATTTTGATTGCTGATAAGAAATTTACTCAAGTAAAAGAATTGTTGCCTATTCTAGAAGCAGTATCTAATCAAAATAAATCATTATTGATTATTGCTGAAGATATTGAAGGTGAAGCACTTGCTACTTTGATTGTAAACAAAGCACGTGGTATTTTGAAAGTAGTTGCTGTTAAAGCCCCTGATTTTGGAGATCGTCGTAAATTAATCCTTGAAGATATTGCTATTTTGACTGGTGGTCAAGTATTCAGTTCAGAAAAAGGTATGAAACTTGATAAATTTAGTTGGGATTGGTTTGGTGAAGCTCGTGTAGTTACAGTAAACAAAGACAATACAACTATTGTTGATGGTAAAGGTGATGCTGATAAAATTACAGCTCGTATTGAAGAACTTCAAACACAAATCGAAAAATCAACTTCCCCATACGAAAAAGAAAAATTACAAGAACGTTTAGCTAAGTTTATTGGTGGTGTAGCAATTGTACACGTAGGTGGATTTACTGAATCTGAAATGCGTGAGAAAAAAGATCGTGTAGATGATGCACTTCAAGCAACTAAAGCAGCTCTAGAAGAAGGTATTGTACCTGGTGGAGGTGCTGCATTGTTACATGCTCGTGAACATATTGATCGAGTTAGTATTGGTGCTGATATCGTTTATAAAGCATGTGCTGCTCCATTTAAGAAAATTCTTGCCAATGCTGGTATTGATAATGAGTATGTTTACCATGCTATGAATGAAGTTCGAATTGCTGAATATTGGACAGGTTATAATTTAAAGAGTGATGAGTTTGTAGATATGAAAGAAGCAGGTATTATCGACCCCGCTAAAGTAACTCGCACAGCACTTGAAAACGCAGCTTCAGTAGCAGGTACTATTCTATTAACAGAAGCTGTAGTTGTAGATAAACCTGAAGAAAATAAAGACTCCGATGCTGGATTTGGAGGTATGGGTGGAATGTTTTAAATTTAAATAGCATGAGAGATGCAGTAGATCTTATAGGAAAACCAATTGTGGTTAAAGAGAAAAAATATGTCATAAGTACTGTTTATTTTCTTACAACCCCTGTTCAACCCGGTAATTATATTTGGTTTGGATTATCCGCAAGTGGATCAATTTTGAATTATCCCTATGAAGATCTACTGCCTTATCTTAAAGAACAAATTAAGTTATGAAAACAGAAGTCCAAGAAAAATTAATAGAAATAGCAAACCGAGTAAAAGGTAAAGGTGATACTTGGGAAGTAATAGGTGTTGAAATATCCCAAAATTCACTTACAGATGCTTTAGAAGCATGGTTTGAAATAGCAACTATTAAACCAAAAGCATTTCGTTTAGATTTGGCTCAAGGTAAACTTTATAGTATCTTCCCCGAAGAAGTACAAATTGAAGAACCAAAACCTAAAAAATATAACATTTACGGAGACTATGAGTAGAAAAGCACATACACTTTGGGTTGAAAAATATCGCAGTTCGAACCTAGATTCGTATGTTGGTAATGAAGTTATTAAAAAAACAATCCAACAATACTTAGATCAAAATGATATTCAAAATTTTATTTTCTACGGTCCAGCTGGAACTGGTAAAACTACTCTTGCTAAACTCATTGTTCATAATCTTGATTGCGATTTTCTCTATATTAATGCTTCCGATGAACGTGGTATTGAAACTATTAGAGATAAAGTACAAGGTTTTGCATCAGTGGCTTCCTTCAAGTCTCTTAAAGTTGTTATCTTGGATGAAGCGGATTTTCTCACAATCCAAGCACAAGCATCACTCCGAAACATAATTGAGACTTATTCACGTACAACTCGTTTTATTTTAACTTGTAATTTTGTTGAAAGAATCATTGATCCTCTTCAATCACGTTGTCAGGTACTAAAAATTATACCTCCTTCAAAACAAGAAATTGCTAAACACGTTGCTGGAATTTTGGAACAGGAAGAAGTATCATATACTATGGATGATATTAAACTTCTAGTTAACCAATTCTACCCAGACTTACGTAAAATGTTAAACACAGCTCAATTATCTAATCATGATAATGAGCTTAAAATTGATAAATCAGTAATTGTATCTTCCAATTACATGGTTCAAGTAGTTAAAGAATTATCTAAACCTAAACCGAGTTTTAATGAAATACGTCAAATTATTGCAAACGCAAATGTCCAAGATTATGAAGAACTTTATCGTTTCTTGTATGATAATTCTAATCAATACGCAGCAGGCAGTGAAGGAATGGTGGCAATCTATGTAAATGAATATTCATATCAAGCTAACTTCCGTATTGATAAAGAAATTAACTGTATGGCATTAATTGCTCGACTAATTGAATTAAAATGAAATACTTTATAAAATATACGTTATCGTGGGTTTCCCAAAACTTGTCGATACCGTTTTGGATGGTAGGACACATTCATTTAATGACGTCTATATACGCGGATATACACGAAATATTAATGTCATTAGGTATGAATTTAGTAGTTGCTGCTGGATTTATCCACGATTTTATAGAATATAGAAACGAAAAATTAAATAAATAATCATGAATCAAAAACCACAAATGAATGTCAATATTGACATTAAAAACACTCAACCAATTACTTCACCTGAAGGTAATCAAGTATTCCAAGAAGGTGTAATTTTACGTAAAGTATCTCGTTTTGTAACAGGTACCCAAGAAGATGGAATTATTCCAGTTCCGGTATTTTTTGATGTAAAAACAGGAAAAGTATTAGTAGAATTACTGCCTAAAGAATTACGAGCTGAATTCGAAGATGACGCTGTTTGATTGGCTTAATGAGTTAACCTTTAATAAAAGGGACTGGTCAACTTTTTCGGAAGATCAGCGGGAATCGTTCAATTCTTACATGGTACATAGATATGTATCGATGTATATAGGTTATGTAGAAATAGCCAATGTTGCACAAAAACTCCCACTCGCTGAAAAAGAAAAAATATATAATATCTATAAAACCATGCTCCCAAAGAAAAAAATGTTCCTTAAGTATGTAAAGAACCAAAACAAAAAGCCATACGATGATTTATTAAAATATGTATCTGATTACTACCAATGTAGTCTTGGAGAAGCAGAACATTATATTGATATTATACGAGAAGCTGGTGTAAGAGGTATTCTTTGGGAAATGGGAATTCAAGAAAAAGAAGCAGATAAATTAATTAAAAAAGCAAAGTTATGAGAAATCTTTTATTAGATGCAGTTTATAAACATGCCGAAGGTCATGTTGCAAAACATAGAGCAAATGTTGAAGTTTATCTTCACCAACCAGTTGGAATTGGAGAACATTCTGATATCATAGAAGCAATTGAAATCGAATTAGAAGCAATTGCTAAATATCAAGACCAAATTGAAATTTTAAATCATTATTTCCCAAGAGAAAAACAAACAATTCTATAAGTTATGATTACTGAAAATCAAGGTTATGACCCTACAGGGGCAGGTAAAGCTATTTCGGATTTTGAAAAAACATATCCAACATTAGCAGAAGCATTTAAAGAAAACCAAAAAGAACAATACGAGTTATTTGCTCGTAAAATGATGGATTATGGTTTAGCAAATATTTCTCTTGGTACTACACTTGAGGAATCTGAGGATATACAACTTTCATTGACTGGAATTTGGTTGCGTTGTAATGACAAAATAAACCGCTTAAAAAACATGTTAAAACGTAAAGGTCATAACTATGTTCAAGGTGAACCAATGATTGATAGTTTTATTGATATTGCTAATTATGGGATTATTGCTCAATTAGTAATGAAGGGTAAATGGAAAAAATAAACAATATGTTTAAGTGGACTAACACACCAGAGTGGTTTAAATCTGTAGTTGAAGAAGAAATTTTTCAAAATAAAATATATGAAAAATTATTTACTGTAGATGAAGGAGATATAGTTTTAGATGTAGGAGCTAGTGTTGGTCCATTTACATATTCTATTTTACACAAAAATCCCAAACATGTTATATGTATTGAACCTAGTATTGATCAATTTTTTACTTTAATAGACAATACTCAATCAGGAAATGTAACTTGTTTAAATAAATCTATTACCTATTCCGATGAAAAAATTTCTTTAGATACTATTTATGGTACTGAAGGAATACCTACTGAGAGTTATGGAATATCTTTCCAAAAATTAATAAAACAATACAATTTAGATCGTATTGATTTTCTTAAAACAGATTGTGAAAGTGGAGAATATGCTATTTTTACTCCTGAAAATTTAATTTGGATTAAACAGAATGTTAAAAAAATAGTAGGAGAATGGCATTTAGGTAATCCGGAATTAAAACAAAAATTTAGAGAATTTAGAGATACCTATTTAAGATTATTTCCTAAACATTATATTTTCTCAACAGATGGTCACAGTATTAACTGGGATTTATGGAATGAACATTTCATTGAATATTATAATGAAATTATAATCTATATTGATAATAGATAATGAAAAAATCAATATCAGTTTTAATACCTAGTAGAAATAGACCTCAAGGTTTAAAAGAACTTATTGATTCTCTTTTCGATAATGCTTCAAACCCTAACCAGATTGAAGTTATAGTTTATTTAGATTTAGATGATTCACACATTTCCGAGTGTGTAAATTATTTTAATGAATTATCTCTTAAATATACTAACCCTGTAAAAACTATAATTGGTCCTAAATTAGTTTTAAGTGATTATCCTAATAAACTTCTCCAACTAGCATCCTCAGACATTTTTATGAATTTGGGAGATGATATGAGATGTAGAACTCAAAATTGGGATATTGAAATCATAAATGCTATAAACAAATATCCTGATAATATTAATTTTGTTTATGTAGATGATGGTTATTGGGGACCTAATTTAGCTACACATCAAGTACTTCATAGAAATTACGTTGAGTGTTTAGGTTATTTTTATCCTCCATTTTTTGATTTTGGCTATTCTGATACTTGGATGTTCCAGGTTGCTCAAAAAGTAGGTAGAATAGAATTTTTACCAATACTATTTGAACATATGCATTACAGTATAGGTAAAGGAGAATTTGATCAAACATATCAAGATAAACTCGATAAAAATCAAAATAATATTTATGGAGATTTATTTACTTCTACTGAATATTTAAGAGATCAAGATGTAAAAAAATTACAAAGTTATATAAAAAGTTTTGCCTAAAAAGAAAAAAATTCCCCAAATCCTTAAACAGATTAAAAATCAACCTTTAAGGGAAATGAACTATGCTTTTGAAAAAGCAATTTCATATAGCCAATTTTCTGTATTTCAATCATGCCCCCGTAAATGGTCTCTCCAGTATAGAGACGGTTTTTATACGTCTGAACAATCGATCTATATGACTTTTGGGACAGCGTTGCACGAAGCTATACAGCATTATATAACAACTATATATGAGCAAAGTGGAGCAGCAGCTGATAGAATTGACCTAAAAGAATATTTTGAAGAACGTTTCCGAGAAACTTATTTAAAGGATTATAAATCTAATAAAAACACCCACTTCAGTAATTCAGTTGAAATGAATGAATTTTTTGAAGATGGAATTAAAATATTAAATTTTATTAAGAAAAAACGAGGTGGTTACTTTGGAAAAAGAGGTTGGCATTTAGTAGGATGTGAAGTACCTCTTATGGTAAATCCTAATCCTAAATATCCTAATATTTTATACAAAGGATACTTAGATGTTGTTTTATACAATGAAACTTTAAATAAATTTAAAATTTTAGATATTAAAACATCTACTAGAGGTTGGGGTGATAAAGAAAAAAAAGATGAAACCAAACAATTTCAACTTGTTCTTTACAAAAAATATTACAGTCAACAATTCAATATTCCTGAGGATAATATTGATGTTGAATTTTTTATTGTAAAACGTAAAGTTTGGGAAAATAGTGATTTTCCAATATCCCGAATTCAAGAATTTAGACCAGCTGCTGGTAAAGTAAAATTAAATAAAGCTACTAATGCAATTAATAGTTTTATAGAAGAAGTATTTAATATAGACGGTTCTCATAACCCAAAAGAATATCTACCCAATCCTTCAGCTCATAACTGTAAATTTTGTCCTTTTAAAGATAATAAAGAACTTTGCGATAAAGGATTAATCTAAAAGAATCCTAATATATTTATATACAACAATTAATAATAAAAGCTATGAATAAAAAAGATATGACATTAACTTCTGTCAAAGTACAGAGTGAGTTATTCGAAGATTTCAAAATTGCTTGTGTGAAATACAAATTTTCTCTACAAAAGCTTGCTGACCGTACAATTCATTTGTATCTTACCGATGAAGATTTTAGAAAAAAAGTTCACAATCACACAAATTTAGAAATCACAGAATAAAATTAAATTAAATTAAAGTTACATGAATAATAGTTTTGAATACCTGCCACCTGAGCAGAGGAAAAAAATCTTACTAATTTGCGATGACATTAGAGTTCATTCAGGAGTAGCAACAGTAGGACGAGAAGTAGTAATCCATACATCTCATCATTTTAATTGGGTAAACATTGGTGGATCTATTAACCACCCTGAAGTTGGAAAACGACTTGATCTATCTCAATCAACAAATGAGTCTGCTGGTATAACTGACTCCTCAGTAATCTTATACCCAGCTAATGATTATGGTGGTCCTGATATGTTACGTCAAATTCTAGAAATAGAAAAACCAGATGCTATAATGTTGATTACTGATCCTCGTTATTTTATTTGGTTATTTTCTATCGAAAATGAAATTCGTAAAAATATTCCAATTACTTATTTAAATATTTGGGATGATTATCCAGCTCCTCTTTATAATAAACCATATTATGAAGCTTGTGATCTATTAATGGGTATTTCTAAACAAACAGTAAATATTAATAATATTGTTTTAGGAGAAAAAGCAAAAAATAAAATTGTCCGTTATGTACCCCACGGTTTAAATGAACAGTTAATGCATCCTATTACTCCTGAAGATTCAAATTGGCAAAACTTACAAAATTTTAAAAATACTTTCTTTGAAGGTAAAGAGTATGAATTTGTTTTGTTTTTCAATTCTAGAAATATTCGTCGTAAGCAAATTCCTGATACCATGTTGGCTTACAAATACTTTATAGACCAACTCCCAGAAGAAAAAGCTAAAAAATGTTGTCTTGTATTACACACTGAATTAGTAACTGATCATGGAACTGATTTAGCGGCTGTCAAAGAATTGTTGTTAAATGAAGAAAAGTATAATATTATTATTACAAATAGAATCTTTAACAATTATGAAATGAGTCTTCTTTATAACTGTACAGATGCTCAAATTCTTTTAACATCAAATGAAGGATGGGGATTAAGTTTAACAGAAGCTATTTTAACTGGTAATCCTATTATTGCTAATGTAACAGGAGGTATGCAAGATCAAATGAGATTTGAAGATGAAGATGGAAATTGGTTTACCCCATCACTTGAAATTCCTTCAAATAATACTGGTCGTTATAAAAAACATGGTGAATGGGCTTTCCCAGTATATCCAACAAACCGTTCGATTCAAGGTTCACCTCCAACACCATACATTTGGGACGATAGATGTCGTCCTGAAGATGCTGCTGAACAAATCATGGCTGTGTATTCTTTAAGTAAAGAAGAACGTAAAGCTAAAGGTTTAAAAGGTAGAGAATGGGCTTTAGGAGAAGCTGGTTTTACTGGAAAAATTCAAGGTAAAAGAATTATTGAAGCATTTGATACTCTATTTAAAACTTGGAAACCAAGAGAAAAATATGAATTGATTAATGCTAATGAAGTTGAAGATAGAATAAACACACATAAATTGTTATATTAATGAAACCCCTATTTATTATAAGCTCCCCTTTTGACACCTATTCAGGTTATGGAGCACGTTCTCGAGATGTTATTAAATCAATAATTCAATCCGAAAAATATAATGTACGTTTATTATCCCAAAGATGGGGAGCTACTCCCTTTGGATTTTGTAAGGATAATCCTGAATGGAAATTTTTATATGATTTGGTTTTACCTAACAACCAAATTCCAAAACAACCTGAAATTTGGGCTCAAATAACTATTCCTAGTGAATTTCAATCTGTTGGAAAATATAATATAGGTTTTACAGCTGGTATTGAATCTACAGTCTGCCCAGCAGATTGGATTGAAGGATGTAATAGAATGGATCTTAATATTGTATCATCTGAACATTCAAAACAAATATTTTTAAATTCACAATTTGAAAAACGTAATCGTCAAACAAATATTTTAGAAGGTTATGTAAAATTAGAAAAACCTGTAGAAGTATTATTTGAAGGAGCAAATACAGATGTTTATAAAGTAATAGAACGTAATGAAATAAAAAATATTAATTTAAATTCTATTAAAGAAGAATTTGCTTACCTATTTGTAGGACATTGGATGCAAGGTGAAATGGGTGAAGATAGAAAAAATGTAGGTTTACTAGTAAAAGCATTTTATGAAACTTTCAAAAACAAATCCAAAAAACCAGCATTAATTCTTAAAACTTCTCAAGTAGGTTCATCATATGTTGATAGAGAAGAAATTCTAAGAAAAATTAAATTAATCAAACAATCAGTAAATTCAAAAAATCTTCCAAATGTTTATTTACTTCATGGTGAATTTACAGATGAAGAAATGAATGAAATTTATAATCATCCTAAAGTAAAAGCTATGGTTAGTTTAACTAAAGGTGAAGGTTTTGGTCGTCCATTACTTGAATTTACATTAGCTAAAAAACCATTAATTACCACAGGATGGTCAGGTCAGATGGATTTTTTAAACCCAGAATTTACAAATCTAATTCCTGGACAATTAAAAGAAATTCATCCTAGTGCTGCTAATCAATGGTTAATTCAAGAATCACAGTGGTTTAATCCTGATCATAGTCAAGTAGGACATTACCTTAAGGATGTATTTGAAAATTATAAAAATTATACTGATAAAGCTAAACGCCAAGCGTATAAAAGCAAAAATGAATTTAGTTGGGAAAAAATGAAAGAAAAATTAAACAACCTTTTAGATTCTTCCATTCCTGATTTCCCTAAAGAAGTTACTTTAAAACTTCCCACTGTTAAAAAAATTAATTTACCTAAAAAAGTAGAACTAAAAAATGGATAATCTAATTAATTGCTCTCGTTGCGGATCAGACGCATGTTATGTTGAGGAAGTAAACCAAGATGTTAAAACTTATTTTTGTTACGGATGTGGTTTCCAAACTAATTCTCTAATGAAAGAAGGCGAAATATTTTTTGAAGAACAAATAAATATTCTCCCAGAACTTTATAAAGATTTAATTAGTAAAGATGAAAATGGAGTTATGTGGATGCCTTCTACAGTTAATTTACCTCAACAAGGAATGATATTTGCTAATGGTCCTTCAAAAATTGATTGGGGATGGGCAGCTGTAAAAGCCGTACCTGTTACTGAAGAAGATAAAGAAAAATACCCAATTCCAGGTAAACCTGGAGAATTTTATGAATGGAGAATGGATATGACTACACTTCAGATGTTTTCTGAGCGTGAT